GTGTTGCTACTTGCGGTAGTGTTGTTAAATAAAGAATAATATCCCACCGCGACGTTGCTGCCACCCGTGGTGTTGCTGCCCAGCGCCTGAAAGCCTGTTGCGGTGTTGGCTGTACCGGTAGTGTTCGCGTCTAAAACCCGGTAACCGGTTGCGGTGTTGTTGTTGCCCGTGGTGTTGCTCGACAAAGCAGAATAGCCGTTCGCAGTGTTTTGATAACCCGTGGTGTTAAGGCGTAAAGCCGCATAACCCACGGCCACGTTGCCCGTTGCGGTAGTGTTAGATGTTAAAGCCTGTAGGCCGACGGCCGTGTTGTAACCACCCGTGGTGTTAGCGTCTAAAGACATCGAACCGATTGCGACGTTGCCAAAACCGGTGGTGTTAGACAATAAGGCATCGTGTCCGAAAGCCGTGTTCTGGTTGGCCGTGGTGTTAGCGGCTAAAGCCCTATAACCTGCGGCCGTGTTGTGATCACCCGTGGTGTTAGCTGTCAATGAAAACCAGCCGCTTGCGGTGTTATTAGCGCCGGTAGTGTTAGCCGCCAAAGAGTAATAGCCACTTGCGGTGTTGCCCTCCGCTGTAGTGTTGGCCGTCAAAGCTTGGTAGCCTGTCGCGGTGTTTCCGCCCGCCGTAGTGTTGGCGGCTAAGGCAAGATCCCCGGTGGCGGTGTTGTAATCACCCGTGATGTTAGCGGCTAAAGCCTTATAGCCCGCGCCGGTGTTGAAATTACCTGAAGTGGTGGCCGCCAAGGCTTGGTAGCCGACTCCGACGTTGTTACTGGCCGTGGTGCTAGAAGACACCGCGCTATAGCCGACGGCAACGTTGTTACTGGCCGTGGTGCTGGCCGTTCCGGAACCGTCACCTACCAGCGTGTTGTAGTTTCCGCCAGAGGCAATGCTAGCCCCCGCGTTAACACCAGCGCGGAAGTTACCCGTGCCCGCGGTCAACGTGGTTAGGTCATCGCCAATGGAGATGTCCAAATCCGTTCCGCCCGTTATGTTGCCCTCGACGAGGGTTTCCGCAAGCGTACCTGCACCTGCGACAGAGTCGGCATAAGCCTTAATGGACTGTTGCGTAGCCAGCATAGTGGCGCTGTTAGACGCCATGTTGTCTTCGTCTTTAATGTCCGTGACGGTTACTGAGCCTGTGCCAGATAAAGCATCAAATTCAATAGTGCCGTCAACATCTAAGTCTCCCGTGACCGAGGCGTCTCCGCCTACAACAAGGGAGGAAGTCCCGGCTAGTATCAAATCGTCAGCAGACTGGTCCCAAAGTACGTAATTCCCCGAGGTGTCCCCAAAGAATTTAACGTCATGGCCCGTCCCATCAACACCCACGGTTACTGCGGCATCAATTTGAACCGCACCGTCTATGTCAACGGCGTCTAAATTAGTAATCCCGTCTATGTCAACGTTGCCCGAGATGTCTAGCGAGGCTGCAATTATTTCGCCACTGGCATTAATTGCGCCATTAATATCAACCGTAGTGGCAGCTATCTGAATTTCAGTGTCTGCGACAATGTCGAGCTGACCGTCAACGCTGGAGTTAATGTAGATAGCAGAATCGCGAAACTGCACTTTCTGTGCAGTGTCCATGCTGATGTCGGTGCTTCCCGAGGTATTGCCGATGGCAAGAACTTCTGAAAGTGTGTCAACCGTGTCGACTTGAGCGTCAACGTAAGCCTTAATAGACTGTTGGGTGGCAAGCGCCGTGGCGCTATCAGAAGCCATGTTGTCTTCGTCTTTAATGTCCGTTACTGCTACTGAGCCAGTACCCGATAAAGCATCAAATTCAATCGTGCCATCGACATCTAAGTCTCCAGTGACAGCGGCGTCGCCGCCAACAGCAAGAGAGGAAGTCCCGGCTAGTATCAAATCATCAGCAGACTGGTCCCAGAGAACATAGTTGCCCGAGGTGTCTCCGAAGAACTTAACGTCATGACCTGTCCCGTCAACACCCACGGTAACGTCACCCGTTACGTCCAAGGTGCCCGTTATGTCAACCGCACCGTCTATGTCAACAGCGTCTAAATTAGTAATTCCGTCGATGTCGACGTTGCCAGAAATATCTAGCGAAGCCGCAATGATCTCACCGCTGGCGTTAATTGCGCCGTTAATGTCAATCGTAGTGGCCGCAATTTGAATCTCAGTGTCGGCAACAATGTCTAGCTGCCCGTCAACACTGGAGTTTATGTAGATGGCGGAATCGCGAAACTGCACTTTCTGTGCCGCGTCCATATCAATATCGGAGCTGCCTGAAGTGTTACCAATGGCAAGAACTTCTGAAAGCGTATCAACGGTAGCTACTTGGGAGTCAACATAGGCCTTAATAGATTGCTGAGTGGCAAGCTTGACGGCGGAGTTACTCGCCATGTTGTCTTCGTCTTTTATCCCGGTGACGGTCGCGCCGTCACCTGCAATATTAACGCTGGTATTCGCAACAACAGTAGTACCTGTGACAGCCGCAGCGGTTGAACCACCTATTACAGTGGCATCTATTGTGCCGCCATTAATGTCAGCCGTCGTTGCAACAATCCCGTCAACCTTCAAGTTGGCGTTGATGTTTGCTACGGTCGCGCCTGTTCCAGTGCCGCTAAACTTAACCGCCACGTCAGTGCCCGCCGCGATCTCAAGATCGTTGCTTGCGCTATAAGTACCTTGGAAAAGGAAGATAGACTGACTGGCCGAAAGGCTGTTCCGGATAAAGCATATTTTTTCAGCGTCGTTTGGAATCAATTCCACATAAGCCGACGCGCCTAAATTCCCACCGTCGTCAAATTCGATCCATTTATTACGTCCTGTAGACGAGGAACCGTTAGTGATGGCAATTTGGTTGGGAGAGCCTGACGAACCCGCGGAGGTGAGCGTTATTGTAACGACGCCGTTAATGGCCTCATCTAATATATTAGAGTTTTCGTTGACGGTATCGCCCCACGCTCCCGACTGTTCACCGGTGGCGGGCATTTCAATACCGAGGTTGACTGTATAGGTACTGGGCATCTTTAATTCCTCACGCTGCTATTTTTGTCCAAAGGGCACTCTGGGTTGGCACTTCCTCCGACCACGTTGGCGATTGACTTGGTGCCACCTCAGTATAGGTCGGATCCTGATCGGGCACAATACGCCCATAAACAAGGGCTTGTCCCACGGTACCCGTTGCGCTTATCCCCGCCACATTAACGACAGCGGCGGTCATTACGCTATACGAATAATCGCATTGCTTGCATCAGCGGTAGGAAACACAACGGTGAAGTCCCCCGCTGTTGCTATCTTGTCTGCCCCAAAATCCAACACGATTACCGCAGGATTGGTGAGAGCGATAGACGTGGTGTTCGGGGTAGTGTTGTAAATCAGCGCACCGCGGGCCGTGATCGTGGCACTTGTCCACGTTTCATCAGCAAAATCCGTCAACGCGGTAGTACCCGACGCCGTAGGATCAACGGGGGTTAATGTTCCACCACCCGCCGTATAACCAGTACCACTCGACTCGTTAGTTGCCGAATAAGCTGTCGTCGCCGCCGTTAGCGTCGCCGAGCTCGTATAAAGAGCGATTTTAAAGGTGTCGCCACTCGACGCGTCGAAGTCGTGGGCACCATACAGCAATTCTTTCTTAAAGCTGGTGCACATGTAGTTCCCGGAAAAGGCCATGGTCACAGTCTCCTTATAAGTTTAGCAAGGTCGGTCTGGCCTGCGTCGGTTAAAGCGTTATAAACCGTCGTTCTATCAGACTTGACAGCTTCCCGCATGTAAAATTCAAGTGTTTTTAGCAGCTGCCCACGAAAAGCGTGTGCTTGTGCCCTAATAGCAGGGTTTGCGTCATCAGATATCGCGATAATCTTCTTCGCGCATCTCTCAGCAAGTTCCTCTGGAGTAAACCCTCTCCCACTGGTGGTGTGTACGTCCACCTTCCAGATTGGTAAGGCCTCTAAAGCGGGAGCACTCATTGTTTAGGCCTTATTATTTGCCCGGTACGGTACTCATCCGTTACTTCTTTCGACTCACCTAACATCTTCATGCCGGTAATAGCTTCCGCGAAGCGTTTCTCATACATAGCCATCATATCAGGTTCCCCTTTCATGAAAATGTACGCTTCCATCAAACAACCGTACAACAAAGCAATCTCAGCGTTTGTACTGAGCCATGTTGTGCCGCTGTCCGCCCCGGCAGTCAAGCTGTCTGGACGGTAGAAATAATGTAATTCTACATCATACGCCCCATTGGGGGTAGGTCCTAAAATAAAGTTATCTACGTCAAAAACCGCATAAAACCGCGGGTCGCCAGTAGTAGCGGACTTGGGGTTAAAGGTTTGAACAAAATCCGGGTCTTTAAACTGTAAAAACACGTGATCACTGCTCGCATCAATAAAAGATAGCGAATAAGGGGCTAAAAAGTCGCTTGGAGCAGCCAAAAAGCGGTTACTCGCGGTCATTACGCCCGCTACATTCTTCCTAAACAGGCTTAATTGGACCGTTTTAAGGATTCTTTCCTCTGCCTGAGTAATAAAGATAGGCAGATTATTCACGAAAGTCGTTTCATCGTTCTCCGTGTAGTCCTGAATAGCTTGTTTTAACTGCGCATACGTAAAGCTCATGTAGTCACCGTCACCATTCCAACTTGTCCGAAGCCCTGAACAGGCCTGAGGTTAGGTGCGACCACTAAAGGCACACCCACGTAAATATCTAAAGGCTCTACGCGATCCGGCCGTGCATTTCGCAAGGCTTCCGGGTCAACTACCTTACGAAAGGGTCCCAACTGAGGCTGTTTAGGCTCATATTCGTCTGGACCGACCAAAAGGCCGTTCCACTCTTTCTTCATCACCCGGTAAGGGTAACGAAAACCAGACCTGTCTGATATTGCCCATGACTCTTTTCCGCCCGCAAACTTACCCATTATCTGTTCCTGTAATAACTAAAGTTAGGTGCAACGTTAAAGGACGAGCGGTCTCGATCTTCTATGGCCGCTCTTTCAAATTCTTCTTCGTAGGCGGCTTTCAGCATCTGAACACGGTTTGGGGCGCGTTTTAGCGCAAGATAATACGCTAAACCTGCCGCTAAACAGGGATAAAACCTAAAAGGCATGTCCATGGTGTTAGTGTAGATATCAGCGTCGTCCATACGCGTTAAAGCGTTGTAATAAACAACATCAGTGCTGTTATCAGGGACAGGCCAGAGCTTTAAATTAGGGGAGACCTGCCTATCCAAGAAAAACTGGTTGACACGGCCTTGGGTTGTCTTGTTGGGGATGGTCAAAAAACCGTCCCGGCTCAACCTCAGTAAAGAGTAGTCGGTATTGTCCCGTTGGACCACTACCGATAAAATATCAATTATGTCGGCGCCTATGGAATATTCACCGGTTCCGGCGACCATGGCAAGAGTGCGCTGCTTAATGGTCCATTGGTTTAGACCACGGTTAGCCCAGTCTGCCAGCAAAAGGTTCAAAGACCGTTTCGCGGACTTCATGTCGTAACCCGTCCGAACTTCCAGACCACACCGCTCAAACGCCTCTTCGACATACTCGGCGACGTCTAGCTCAAAATCTTTGCTTCCGGAGGTAGTCATAAGGCGTTCCTTACTGCATTATATTCGGCATAATAGGTACTATAATAGCCTTTTTGATCCCGCTTGTCTGCAGCTTGTTGGGCTACCCCAAGAATTTATGCACCAAGGGGACTATGACTATCAATACGGCTAGTCCCCAGATCTTAGCGTCCAAGGACTTCAAAGAAAGTTTTTGTTCACCCAGCCGTTCATCAATTCGCTGATAACGTAGGGTACACTCGGCTTCGTGCTTTTCCAGCTTCGCCAATAGGGTCGTAATTCTCATGGCTTCCTCTTCGCGCCAAGATTTCTCCTTTTTAGGCGCTTTAGCTGTGAGAGGCGGCGTCATAGACATTTCCATACGCGCCTCAGTTATAAAAAACAGTGACACTTGTCACATTAGTTAGTACGGCGTAGCAGCCTTCGTCAAACAACATCCCTTCGTCTGGGATATAAATGCTGTCGTCAGTGGCGTTAACAAAAGTCATTGTCAATAAGGTCGTCCCACCCGAACCACCGTTCTTAAGAACCAGAGTAGGAGACGTTCCTGCTTGGTAATGAATTGCTTTTATCCTAGACCGGCCCGCGAAAACACTCCCGGAGGCGGTTAGGTAGGTTGCTTTTACATCCGATGCCATGGCGTTTACCTTTCTAACTGTAAAAAATAGTAACCGACGTACAGGCGGTATAGGTCGAGATAAAGATATCTGAAACTCGGATACCGTCACCCGGGATGTTAACCGAGTGTGTCTGGGATACATTTAAGTCCATATCCAGAACCACCTCTCCTCCGTCGCCATCACTAAAAGTAAGGCGAGGGGTTCCCGTAGTCGTGTTAATTTGGAGTTGCCTAATACGGGCAGGACCGACGGCTGCCGACCCCGCACCAGTTAGACGTTTTGATCTTACATCAGAACCTGACATTAGAAGCCCTCCTCTTACTACGCGTCAGCGAAAGGAGTAACCAGCGTACCAGAACCCAGCGTAATGCCTGTGACAGCGTATTTAGCTGAAGCAATCGCCGTTACGGTGATGGTAGAACCAGCAAGCCCGCCTTTAGTGGTACCGTTTAAAGTGATGACGTCATTAGCCGCACCCGAGATAAACGTTTTACCCGTAGCGTTAGTAACACCGGTATAAAGACCACCCACAAACTTATCCGTACCGTCTGTCTTAATGTCTAAGTCAGTCGCGGTCGTTTCAATAAAAAAGCTAAAAGAAGCGCCGATATTGTTTGCCTGATCAGGGGCAGTTGGGTCATTGGGGGCTGTAGCCACAATAGAAGGTAGTGTGATTTTGCAGTCGGCGTCGTTTACACGAAGCATACGGCCAGCAAAGCCTTGTACCGTTAGAGTGTCATCAGCTGTGATGTTGATATCGTTGCCAGACCCTGCGGAAATGAATCCACCTAGGGATTTGACGGGACCTGAAAAGGTTGTAGCGCCCATAATACTTGCCTCACATGCGAGTTTAAGGCGAATCTGTCTGCATATCGTCAGTCGGGTCTGTCAGATCCACCGGAATATTTCCCGATGGGTTCAAGATACCATTGTCCCTTTTCCCTGTCAATATTAAGACAAAAAAAGGGGGCCGAAGCCCCCTTTCTCGTACAACGCGTTTCCGTAAGGTTACGCAGCGCCGGGAGTACCGTAAACACAACGCCAATCGGATACACCGAAAGAGTAACGTTCACGTGCTTTAAAGCGCATGTTGCCGGTGTCAAAATCCCCTTCCATTGCCGTTTTAATGGCTGAACGGTTGAAGAATTTGAAGCCGTTTGGTGCGTCAGTCTTAATGAAGAAAGCATCGGTGTCAGTGAGGAAGTGATTTACCACCGCACCGTCCGGGAGCATTCCCATAGACTTCATTGCATTGTTGTCGTTATCCGCAGTACCAGAGCGCAGGTTCGAGTTGATAACTCGCTCTGCGATGAACTGAAGCTCTTTAGGTATAATAAGCTTCATGCCGCGAACTGCGATCTTCAGGCCACGTTCATCTGTCATACCAGCAACGTCAATCAACATCTGCTCCAACGAAGTTTCGTTGAGGTCGGCAGCAACTGCCAAGACATTGGTTTGATTACCAGAAAGAGACGGATGAGCCCCAGAACAAAGTGCTGCACCGTCGCCGATCGCACTAACACCTGTCGCGAACGCATTGTTCAGGATAGCTGCTGCTTTGATCTGCTTAGTCTGGGCCATAGAGCGGGCCAGAGCTTTGGTGTAGCGCGATGCAAGACGATCATACAGATTGTCTTCCACTGCTTCCTCAGTAATTGAGAACGCAAGCGCAATGGTTTCGTGAGTGTAACGAGCGGTGTAAGTCTCTTGAGCGTCGTCAAAACTGATGGATTGACCTTCATTTTTAACAGGTGCTGTTGAGAAACCACCAAGCATTACTTCTTCTTCAAAGGCTCTGTCCGAAGACTCTTCCTCAAAGATTTCAGCATGCTCGTTTTCGTAGCGATTAAATTCAAGTCCGAACAAGGCGTTTAGGCCGGGTTCAAGCTCTTTCGCTAGTTGTGCGCGAGAAATTGCCATGGTCTAACCCTCCTATAGGCCTAACGACGTCGCAGTAGTCTGCGAATCGAAGCGGCTTGTGTTGGAATTGTAATGAGCGTTGATCCGAACGATTAGCGGGATACCAGCGGCTGCGAAGTCGGTGTTTCCTGCGTCGTCCTGAATGCCTACAATACGTAACGGCAAAGTCGCCGTAACTGCAATTGTTGACACGCCCAAGGCGGATGTTGAGTTACCTATACTCGAGCCAGCTCGAGCGGAAGTTCCCAACGATGCGTTTGAGAACACTGCTGCTTGTGCCGTAGCACGATCAGTCAGTGAAGCGTCAGACGCGACTTTAAACAACTGGTTGGGGTCGTCAGCAACGAAAGCTTTTACAGGATAGTTAGTATCCACGCTTACAGAGCCGGAACCGGGCCAGTAGCTTACCCAAGTTGGTTTCTTTGAAACCGAGTCAACGTATTCTACGCCCATCAGGACACCAAGTGCAGGCGTAGTGCCGCCTGCTGTGCTACCAGCCTGATCAATGGTTCCCGCGGCAAGCGGTACACATATAGCATACTGATAAATCACATTGGTGTTGTTGGAAGCGATTTCATACTGAGTTACCCCAGTAGAATTAGTACCGCTGCCAACTAACCCAATAGGGCGAAGACCGTAGGCAGTATTTAGATTTGCCATTGTAGTTTTCTCCTAAAGAGGCAGCCCTTTTATTTTTGTGGGCCGCCGAAAGTTACACGAGTTTGACGGTCAGGTTTGCTGATCGTCATCGATGAATGTGCATTCTCTCTCATCATGTCGTGATCCACTGCGTCCATCTGGTCCTTACTTCGACCAGCGAAGTAATTAGTCCTTTCGTTCACAGTTTCGACCGGAATCCGAGCGAGAAGCAATCCGCCAACTCCAAAAACACCTTCATATTTACCTGTTTCAATCGTAGGGCTTTCAAAGTCTGGGTACTCGTCCTTGCGGACTAGCTCATAACCTTCCCTTAATTTAGCACTGATGTTCTTCGTATCATCAAAGCCACGCGTTTCGGCGCGAATCCAACGATGCTTAAAGCCATCAGGGGCAGGTGGTGCATCTAGCATAGACGGGGGAGCCCAAGGCTTACGAACAGCCTGTTTATCCCTAGTTTGGTTAGCGCGAGAAGTACGGTTCATAGCCGAACTACCTTTTTCATTGTCATGTTCAGTCATTTTCTTTTACTCCTTCACGTATTTCGCATATTCTTCAAGCGGCACACCCAATTTTTTCGCTATTGCGACTTGGCTCGGGGTGAGTCGAACCTTTCTCCCACTACTGCGCCCAGAAGGTGTTCTTGAAGCACCAATAACTGTCTGAGCGGGTCGTCGGTTGGTGCCGTTTGAGCCGTTTCCGAACTTGTCCAGAATACGGCGGTCAAGTTCAGTATAGTAGTCTTCGCCGCTGGGGTCAAACCCTTCGTCTTCAACTAGTTTTTTATGTATACCAAAGGCGGCATACGTCATCGCTTCGTCCGAGCCAAACCAACTGTTACGCACGGCCCACGACTCTGCTTTAGGGTCGGGTCTTTTTGGCTGTTGTGCAGGCATAGGCTGCTGCGCTTGATGCTGCTGTGCCGCCGCGGCCTGTTGTTGTGCCGCCGCCGCTTGCTGTTGCTGCCGCTGAGATTGCATCTTTGCCTGATTAGCGCGGTCCTGTTGGATGGCTAACCCGGTGAGAGCTCGTTGTGCCTCAACCGTTGCTTGGCTGTCCCCCAACTCAATGGCGCGAGTCAGGTTGGCTTCCGCTTGGGATATCTGCGTGTTGACGCGGGTGCTGTACTCCGCGACATAGCTGTTGTCTAAGCTAGACATCCGTTGTTTGATGTTATTCGATTCGCCTTGAACCGCTTGAGCATACTTAATAGCTTCTTGCTCACGGCGCTCCGCTTCTCGCATTTTTTTAGTAAGACGGCTAATGCGTTTTTGAGTAGAAGTTTCAGCTTTTGAAAACTGATCTTCCGACTCAGTAGAACTATCGTCGGCGGCACGGAGACTTTCCGTAACCTCGACTTCTACTTCTTCAGCATCGCCGACGTCTAGCTCGACAGTATTGTTGTCAGACATGGTGCTCTCCTTAGGTTAATTGATGAATGTCTTCAGGGTCCAAAATGGTCGACAGTATCTCGTCGTCATTAAGAATTCGGACTTCTCCCCCATCTATCTGGAAGCGCGAACCAGCATAACGGGCAAACATCACCCACTGCTTTTCTTCGCACCATGCTCCAGTTGGAAATTTGTCGGTGTCTTT